TCCTTCTCCAAACCAAGAGTTGGATCAAACTTCCTAATGATACTTCCATCATCCCCGACGGGTGGATCCTTATCTACCAAATAGTCACTCTTGACACCGGACAATGGGAAGCCCATAGAAGTCCTCATATTCAAAGCATCAATAAAACGAACTCCTGGTATGCCATTCACAGTTTCGTCCAACGATAATGGCCTCAAATATTTAGTTAAAGACGTCAATTTGAGAAGGGGCAAAAACCCATTCACATAGTCTTTACGTGCCATCTCCAACAACACAGGATTTACCTTATGCCGGGGATTGACCATGTGAATCATACTATCATACCAGGGTTTCCACCGCCTACCTTCCTGTAAGAAGTCTGGCGGACCCCACTTTTGCTCAATTCCAAATTTCTGGGTAAGCACGTCCGCAATCATACTATTTTTGATCTTGGATCCGGCTTTCACCCCACCCGCACATGAACCATACACATCAGCATTGTACTCATAAATGTACGAAATAGGTGATTTCAAAGATATCACTGGGGAAAATCCAATTTCCTTCCCTAGAATGCGAATTGGCATTTCTCCACTAGAATGAGCATCCGCGAAGCCCGGAGTTAACTTCAAATTAGCATAGGAACTCTTAATGTCGTCCTTCGTCACGGAAACAGCACTACCATACACTGTGTTAGTCAAGCCGGCCAAGTGAAACCCCAATATGAATGGGGGGTTATGGCGGGCAACAAGTGTGGTAATACACATTCCCTGATAAGTGGGTGTATCATATACCACTCGCCCACCATCAATGGTAACCGTAGTTCCAAATTTATTGATATAGCTTGCATCTCCAGCTATAAACTCACCTTTCGTTTCTCTCACGGTTCCATCTTTCTGTCGATAAACACAGATAGCGTCATATATGGTATTTGGCTTCTCATCGGGTAAAAACTTCATTATATTTGGTCTTGTACCCCCGACATATATACTAAATAGCATCAAATCGCTGTTTCCCACACGCACACCCGTTTCATAGAAAATAGTGACATCTCTCGCACACCATCCTCCATTTGCATTTCTTCAGATCGCACAATGTCGAATACTAATTCTTTCCTAGGAGGCAATTCCAAATTGCCATCCAAAAACCATACGTGCCGGGGCATCATGATCACTTTGGAACTAATGTATATTGCCCCAGTACACCACCTGTGTTCTGACCCGGGATCGCGGTACGACAAATAGACGAGATTCTTGGAAATAACCATAGCCATATCTCTAGCTACATAACTTGCCGGAGTTCCAATCCTAATAGGCCTTGGTACAGGCTGTTGTTGCCAAGGATTAATCGCTGCATTACGTTCATCTACTTCTGCATTGTCTAATGGATTTAATGCGGAATGCGGAGCAGATGCGCTTCTGCTTTGGTATTCTCGCCATATGGCTCTCACTGTCGCGAACGCTGCTGCACCGAATGTTGCATAAACACCAACTCGCAAAACATGAGAGACAGTGCTAGAATACGATGATAATTTGGAATAAAAATCTGTAGTAGCACGCCTATTACGCAACTCTTGTACAATACGGCGATGCGATAACGCAGATGAAATCGACAAATTTACAAGACCAATGGGTATGAACGCCGCAACACAATTTTTTATTGCCGTGGCAGTTCCTTCCGAAGATTGTGCCACTACCGTAAGTCCTATACACTGACCCACTACCCACATATTTCGCAAGTAATACAATCGATTCTTTCTTGAAATCCAAAAATAAAAGTGTCGAAACCACTTCTTATTAACTAGATCATCAGGAACTAATTGGGTCCACCAAATAAAGGGGGAATAAGACAAGCGTTGCGCACGCATATACAATTGTGCATCAGACCACTTCTTCAGCAAGTACCACTCATTTCCAGTTGGGAAAATAGATCCCAACAAATCCGACCATAAAAACACATTCCATCGGGAAAAAATTGCAGATACATACTGAGAACATTGCCATTGTATAATAGGCCACACAACACCCGAATGTGCTTCCATACTCGGATTTTGCAAAACTTTGCTACCGCAAATACAACGTCTAGATTCTGTGCAACACGTCCTACACATCTCAATTTTTGTGCCAAAATTTGTATATGTTTCAACTAATTTGCGCTGTTCATAGAAATGTTTCTGAGTCTTCTTACCCAAAAATCGAATGGCTGTAAATACGTCTACGTTCTTCATAACTACACCATTTTCATCGACAAAAGTGGTCCACTTCCAATTTTCTGCTCCACATTCATTGTCCGGTCGCGATATAGGCTCTAAATACTCCAAGTCTAGCAGCCACAAATCTTTAATTAAATCCGCCTGCTTTTCTGAAGGATAATGGAGTAATACCTTGCCAGAATCCAATTTGCCGTAAGTAGCGTAAACAGGCCTGACTCGAACAACAATTCGGCAATTTATACGCCTTAACACTGATACTGGCTCGACCGACCAAAATGCGGCGTCCAAATTGGCATTATTAGTCGTAATAGCAACTATCTTTGGCATAATAAATGTTTTCCCCTTCCTATCAGCTTCGGCCATATTCGCATATGTTGTGACGTTATTCATCATCTCAATAATACGTGCCGTAGGATTCACTTGTGCTTTCTCAGCACGCGTATTGCACATATCATCTAAAACAACACCAGTGGCCTTCGACTTGTAACGTGACATAAATTTGTCATTTTCTTGTACATTGACAATAAAATCATCGCTACACTCGAAGCCATTAACTTGCAACAAAGCCGACATTAAAGTAGGGCATAAGGACGACTTTCCCACTGAAGATTTACCCAACAAGCAAAAGCAAAAGGGTGCTTCCCTCATTCCTGAGCTAGCAACGTAATCATTAAAATCTGAATACAGCTTAGTAAGCACAATCTGTTTTTGCAACATAATACTTTTAATAGTAGCATTAGGAGCTTCCATTATCAAGATTTTAACTTTATCGCGTGCTCGCTCCAATATATCTTCATAATAATTATCCGTTTTCCCAGTACGCAACTCCAAGTTACCATTACGCACGTCTGAAATATGCGATACCAAAAATGCGACTTGATCGTCAAAGTCATTTAATTCAGTGGAAGAACCCCATAGTGGGGACAAACTACGTTCAGTGAAACACTGGTATCCCTTCTCAAAGAAGAATACTATAGTTGATAAAACACCATCCACTACATCGCTACATCGTATATGTTCCTTAAATGCCTCAGCCTGGAATATCTTAAAAGCTCCTATTGAATAACATTTCTCTTTAACAAAACCAGCAGTAACCAAGAACGATATAATAAAAGAAATCTTAGCAAAAATAGGGTTGTGCAAACGAGAACGCCATGAATTCAACAATGAGACTCCCTCCCAAGAGGAATGCGCTTCGTATTGCTGCGCTCCATCGTTGGATGCACACTCTGAATCACTCGTTAGTGTCTTAAACAAAAAATCACTAATCAGGTTAGTCAATGACTCGCCAGGTGACATAGCACCTTTGACAAATAACAACATCAACATAATAACGTCGGTGTTATTGCGTGTGCTAGGAAGAAGCCAGATGGTAAAGAACAGCGATTCAAGAAAACTGATCGCAGAATCTGGCACCATCTTCTTACTTTTAATTTCTATTACCACACGATGAAATGTCTCCTGCACAAACTGCCAATCAACTAATTCTTTCTCAATACCGGCATGGGATTCGTAACTGGCATCCAATTGCATTTCGGCGAAAATAGTAGTTACGTCATCAAACGTAGGATTTCTC